GCGTTGATGCCGAAGCACACGATCACGACGGCACCGATCGCGATCCGTGTAGACAATCTCGACGACAACGGAGATCCCATCGCCGGCGAGAACGCTACCCGAACCAGCGCGTTCTCGTATGTGATGCCGATCATGACAAACGAGGCAGACGGAGATCTTCCTCGTCTTGTTCGCGTGCTCCTTCGTGAGCTGAAGAAGCAATTCATGCAGACGGAGATCACGTACGCGGTGCACACCGATTACGATTCGGACACGGGCGATCAGCTTCACGTCACCCAGTTCGCGAAGCTTCCAGGCATGACGTTGATGGGTCCGGATCTCGACGAGAATCGGTTTTATTCGATCAACGAACAGCCCACCGTGGACGATCCAACATCGCCAACGAACGAGGACGGGAGCAAAGAAGCGTTCGTAGAGACGCGTGTTCCGTACACCGTCGATCTTCTATTCGAGGTGCTCGCGGTCTCGGACAACAAAGCCGAGCTCCTCAACATGATGAGCAACTTCGTCATGTTCATGCACAAAAATAAATTCATCTTCCTCGATCGCGACAAAGACGATCCGTCGAAAGGGAACGTAAATTACGAAATGGATTTTCAGCCAGGCGGGGCTCCGAAGAGCGTCATGGGTGCCGCGGGCAACTCGAATTTGCGTTCATTCTCCGCGAAGTTCCTGATTCGCGGCTTCGACATCGAGACCACGACCGGAGTGGATGCGGGCACGACCGCAGGCGTCCCGAATCAAGCGATCGTCAGTCGTGGCAAAACTTCAGACTCGTTGATTTTGCAACCCATTGTTCAAACGAAGACTTCGCCGTAAGCTCTTCCCCATGGTCACGATCCAGAACGTCTCTCGCCGGATGCAGGTCTATCAGCTCGACCACGGCGCGTTCCAAGAGCACGCGAGCAAAGAGCACGCTTACCGCCGCGCGAATGTGACCATCATCGATCAGGACCCGAGCGGTTCGTTCGCTGCGCGAAAGATTCCCCGCATGCTCCCCTCCGCGCTCACGTTCGCCGCCGGCGAGACGAAGGGCGAGCTTCCCAACGAAGTGGTGAAGTGCGAGAGCGTTGCGCGAGCGATCAAAAACAAAGAGCTGCGCGTGGTAGCGCAGACCGCAGACGAAGCCACCGAAGAGACGAAGTGAGGATCTGATCCATGAGCAATCAACTTCTGTCGTCGAAGATCGCGATCATCGAGGAGAGCCCGAGTGTTCTTCCGGTGCAACCGGCTCCTACGTCGATCACGGGCTCGGTCGGGATCGCGAAGCGCGGGCCGGTCGGCGTCGCAACGCTGATCCAATCGCAATCGGAGTACCTCAAGATCTTCGGCGGCTACACCGCTGATTCAGATCTTGCGCTTGCCGTGAAGGGATTCTTCGAGGCGAACAGCGGCGGAACGATGTGGGTCACCCGCACGGTGCACTACTCGGATCCGACCGATCCGACTACGAAGACGAGCGCCGCGGCAACAGGCACGGTGCAAACCTCTGCGCTCGCTTCGACGGCTGGCGCGGTCACGGGATCGGGTCTCGGTCCGTTCGTCCTTCTGACGGCGGATACGCTGATCCTGAAGATCGATGCGCTGACCGACATCACGATCACGTTCACGGCTACGGCAGCCGTTTCGGATTCCGGAAACGAGACCTTTGCGCTCACGAACGGAGATCAGCTCACCGTGAAGATCGACGGTGGGAGCGTGCAGACGATCACGTTCCTCACGTCCGAATTCGCCGACATCACGAATGCGACCGCGCTCGAGGTGGCCGCGGTCCTGAACGCGGTTCTCGTCGGCGCCAGCGCCGGAGTGGTTGGTTCGGCGGTTAGGATCACGAGCGACGCGATTGGCGAAGGCAGCCACGTCGAAGTGACGGGCGGCACTGCGAACGCAGCGCTCGGGTTCGCCACGAGCGTAGAAGACGGAACCGGAGTGATCAGCAACTCCGCCAACGGCTCGACGCCGAATTTCGATGATGTGTCTGCGGTCACGGTGACCGAGCTTCTCGCCGGCATCGCCGCTGCGGTGACCTCAACGGCGACCGCTTCCAACTCGGGCGGCTACCCGAAGGTAACGAGCGCAACGCTCGGAGCGCTCTCGAAGGTCCAATTCAAGAGCGGTGGAACCGCGCAAGGAAAGATCGGCTTCGACACGGCTATCCACACCGGCAACGCAGCGGGCACTCTCAACACCCTCACCGCAGACGCAAAGAGCGACGGCACCGAAGGAAACGCGACGACTCTCGTGTTCACTACAGCAACGAACGGCGCCGCTGACTACATGAATCTCGCGGTTCAGGTGAGCGGTGTCACGAAGGAAGTCTTTCCGGACGTGAACATGGATCCCACGTCCGCGGATTACGTGGTGGATCAGGTGAACGACGAGAATTCCGGATCGGATCTCATCGTGCTCACCGATCTGTTCGCAGCGACCTCTTCCCCGAACAATCGTCCAGCCAACGCAACGGTGACGCTTGCGGGCGGAGACAACGGGCTCACGAGCCTCGACGACAACGATTTCATCGGTTCTCCGGTCGCGAACGAAGCCGCGGGCACGGGCCTTCGATCGTTCGACTCCGTTCCGGATCTCGGACTGCTCATTGTGCCGGGTCGAGCCACCGCGGGAATGCACAACGCGATGGTGACCTACTGCGAAGCGACCCGCTTCGGTTCGATCTTCGCCATCCTCGATCCGCCCTCCAACAAGAGCGCTCAACAGATGGTGACCTACGTCAAGAGCACGGCGCTTCTGAAGGAGCTGACCGAATTCGCTGCCATCTACTGGCCGCGCGTGAAAATCTCGAACCCGGACAAGACGATCTTCGGAAGTGCAGATCAGATCGTCGTCTATCCGAGCGGCTGGATCGCCGGCCGCTACGCTGCGAACGACAGCGCAACGCAGGGCGGCGTGTACGAAGCTCCCGCCGGCGTCGATTTCGGGCGCCTCACGAACGTGATCGGTCTCGAAACCGACGAAGTGAAGGACGAAGCGAAGCGCGATCTCATTTCGGGCGCGCTCATCAACCCGATCGTCGGGCTCCCGGGTCTGCCGATCCACATGGACGGCGCCGATACGCTGAAGACCACGGGTCCGTTTCCGACCATCGGCGAGCGCCGCGGCGTGATCTTCATCGAGCAGAGCTTGAAAGGCACGCTCGTGTTCTCCAAGCATCGCAAGATCAAGGCAAAGCTCTTGAAGGAGCTGGAACGCACAACGCGTACCTTCATGCTGATTCAGATGCGCAACGATGCGTTCGCGACCGACGATCCGAAGACGGCGTTCTCGCTCGATTTCGGATTCGGTCCTGGAACCATCAACCCACCGAGCGAAGCATTCGCGAAACGCGTCAACGCTCACATCGGCATCGCGACCGCGAAGCCGGCGAAGTACATCATTCTCCGCGTGGGTCAAGACACACGTGCGCTCGAGCAAGAGCTCGCGGCGGCGGCGTAATCGAGAAGGAAGGAAACGAAGATGCCGTTTGGGAAACCGCGCACGTTCGACAAGAAATTCAAGTTCGTCGTCGAGATCGACGGAGTGGGCTGGGCCGGCTTCCAGAAAGCCTCCGAGCTTTCGGCAGAAGTCGCAGAGATCGTCTACCACGAAGGCGGATCGCTCCTCGCTCACAAAGACCCGGGCCGCGTCACCATTTCGGACGTGACCCTCATGCGCGGCGCAACGCGCGACGAAGATCTCTGGAACTGGTTCAAGCAAGTCGTCGATCAGACCGCAAGCGGCGGCGGCGGAGCCGGCGGAGAGGGCGCGGGCGTTGTCGATCCGGATTTCCGACGCAACGCAGAGATCGTGCAGCTCAATCGCGACGGCACCGAGCTTCGCCGATGGCCGCTCGAGGGATGCTGGCCGAAAAAGTTCGTTGCGGGCGATTGGGACAACGAAGCCGACGAGAACGTGATCGAACAGGTCACGCTCAGCGTTCACAAGTTCGACAAAAGCGGGAAGTGATTCCCTAGGCTGGCCGGGATTCCTCACGCTCGTGTGGATTCCGGTCGAAGTCTTGTGGTGGATCTTCGTTCATTCCCGGTAGGTTGAATCAGATAGACGGTACCGTCACCCAGTGCGCCAGCACTGTCTATCTTGTTCAGGCGCGCGAGAGCCGCTAGGCTGCGCAGCATGACGATCATCAACACTCCCTCCGGCATGCAGGTCGACGTTCGGGGGCTCTCGATCCGAGATGGCCGCTACCTCTCGAAGCCGGAGCTGTATCAGGACAATCAGATCGAAGATCTCCTGATCGAATCGTGCTGCCTTCGCGTCGTGGAGCCTGGACCATACAAAATGGTCGGTGACGGAAAGCTCGAGTGGGGAAAGACGATCATCGGAGATCGTCTCGGCATTGTGTTCGGGATCCGCATCGCTTCATATCCGGATCTTCCGTACTCGATCGCGCTTCGTTGTCCGGTCACGCACTGTCGAGAAAAATTCGATTGGGACGTGGACCTCGATCTGTTCATGCGCGAGCGTATGCAGTCGCTTCCAGAAGCAACGAAGCAGCTCATGATCGCCGGCAAACCGTGCGAAGTGACCATTCCGAAGACCGACAAGAAGCTTCGTTTCTTTCTCAAAACCGCAGACGATCGCCGCGCGTGGCTAGCGTGGCGCAAGAAGATGAAGACGGGAACGAACAAACAGCGCGATCGTTTCAACGACATCACCCACGCGCTTCTCTACTGGAACGTGGAGATCGACGGGATCGAACGACGAGAAATCGATCAGAAACTCGATTTCTTGGAGACGCTTTCGCTCGCTCAGGGTGTGGAGCTCAGGCAATTGATGGACATGCACGATTGTGGTTTGAACACCACGGTCGAAGTGAAGTGTCCGTACTGTGCGTTCGCTTGGGAGATCGAGCTTCCCTTCAATCAGGATTTTTTCCTCCCGCCTACGCTGATCGGTCGATCGAAGGCGGAGACGCAGATGACGACCAGCAAGGAGACGAAGAAGACTCTGGAGATCGATCCGCTCGAACTGGAGGCTCCGCCGAAGGTGGCAAACGGCTAGCTCTGAACATCACGCACGTTCTCTTCGGACAGCACGAAGAGAACGAGTACCGAGAAGCGATCTTCCGGCTCTGTTATCATCAACACGGAGGCTCCGGCCTGAACTTCAGCTACGACGGGATCCAAGACATGCCTCTCCGTGATCTCGATTGGTATCTCGAACGTCTCGGCACGGAACGCGAGAACGAAGCGAACAAACTTGCTGGAAAAATTCCGATCGATAAGGCTCCCTGATGGCGCTCAATAGTTTGGGCTTGGGCTTCATGTTCACCGCGAAGGATCTCGCGTCGGGCGTGATCAACAAAGTTGGCGGGGCGATCACGGGGCTCGGTGGAACGGCCACCCGAATGAGCAACCTGATCTCGAACACTACGTCTTCTGGTGTCGAGCGTCTTCGGGAATTCTTCCACGTCGGGATGATGGGAATCGAGGCACTCGAACCCGCGTCCGAAGCGTTCAAAGAACTGTCCAAGTCGATCGCTCTCGTAAAGGGCGAATCCGACGAAGCGCTTTTTCCGCAAGAGCAAATGTACGAAATGACGCGGAAGCTCGCGTCCCAGTACGGCAAAGGGCCGAAGGAGCAAGCCGAAGCGCTCTACAAAGCGGTCGGCATGGGCGCCAACACTGCGGCAAAAGCTCAACAGCTCATGAACGCGACGAACCTTCTTTCGATCGCTGGCAACGCCGATCTGAACACCTCGATCGATGGTCTCGGCGGTGCCCTTCGCGCGTATGGCAAAGACTGGTCCGACGCCGCGGATTTCGCTGACATCATGCGGCAGGCGGAAGCGTCCGGCAACACCACGATCGAAGCGCTCGCTGCGAGCCTCGGTCAGATCTCCTCGATGGCTGCATCCGTTGGCGTCTCGTTCGAGGAGCTGACCTCCGCGATGGCCACGATGACATCGAAGGGCATCCAATCGGCGAACGCAGTCGCGTATCTCCACGGCGCATTCGCGAACGTGCTCCACCCGTCGCAGAAGGCCACCGAAGAGGCCGCGCGGCTTGGGATCAAGTTCAACGCAGCGGAGCTTCGCGCGAAGGGTCTCCAGGGGATGCTGAAGGAGATCACGACGAGCGCTGGATACAATGCGGATTCGCTCTCGCACCTCTTCGAGTCAGTCGAAGGCTATCAAGCCGCGACTCAGCTCGCCGGCGGAGAGATGAAGGACTTCGACGCGACCCTTCTCGCTATGAAGAACCACACCGGCATGACGAAGAAGGGCTTCGATGAGATGAGCGATACTCTAGCGTTCCAAGAGGAACGCTGGAAAGCGAACAAAGAAGTTGTACTCGGTCTGATCGGCGAAGCAATCGATCCGATGAAACAGAGCCTCTACAAAGTCGCGAACACCATCATGAACGCGTTCGCCTCGATCCCGAAATCCGTAACGACGGTCCTGGTCAAGATCTTCGCAGGGATCGCAACCTTCGTTGCATTTGCTGGCGCTGCCGCCA